TCGCTACCGCGTGACCTTTGTCACGCCGTTCGCGGATACCGACTACTGCTGGTTGGCCTTCGCCCGGAGTAACACAAACAGCAGAAACCAGCGCATGGCGATTGCCCGTTCAACCACGGATGCCAAGACGACCGCTTACGTCGAAGTGATCTGCGCCACCGCAGCCGGGTCGCTTGCTGATACCACCGAAGTCAATCTCATGGTGTTCCGCTGATGGCCTACACACAGGAACAACTGACCGCCCTGGAAACAGCACTCGCCAAGGGCGAGAAGCGCGTCACCTTCGGTGACAAGACGGTCGAGTACCGCTCGGTTGATGAGCTCAAAGCGGCGATCCGTGAAGTCGAGCGCGGCATCCTGGAACAGGAAGCCGCCACCGGGCTATGGCCCGGTGCGCCACGTCAGATCCGAGTCACAACCAGGAAGGGCTTCTGATGAGCTGGGTCACGAAAATTCGGACCCTGTTCGGCGGGGCTCCCATCCACGAGGCCGCAGGTGGTGGGCGGCGCGCAATGGCGTGGATGCCCGGCAATCCCGGCGCGGTGGCTGCGATGCTGGCGACCTCCAACGAACTGCGCGTGAAATCGCGGGATCTGGTGCGCCGCAACGCGTGGGCGAATGCTGGTATCGAAGCCTTCGTCGCCAATGCCGTCGGTACCGGCATCAAGCCGCAATCGACAGCACAGGACGAGACCTTCCGCGTGGCAGTGCAAGCGCTCTGGCGAGACTGGACAGAGGAAGCGGACGCCACCGGTCAGACGGATTTTTACGGCTTGCAAGCGCTGGCGGCTCGGGCGATGTGCGAGGGTGGCGAGTGCCTTATTCGCCTGCGCCCGCGCCGTCCCGAAGATGGACTGGTCGTGCCCTTGCAGCTGCAACTGCTGGAGGCCGAACACCTGCCGCTGACGCTGAATACCGAATTACCAACGGGCAATGTGATCCGATCCGGCATCGAGTTCGATGCGATGGGTCGGCGCGTGGCCTACCACCTGTACCGTTCCCACCCCGAGGATGGACGCCTGTCACCGATGTCGGCGCAAGGCGGCCAGGACACCGTGCGGGTGCCAGCGGCAGAGATCATGCATCTTTACCGTGTGCTGCGGCCCGGCCAGATTCGCGGTGAGCCGTGGCTCTCCCGCGCCCTGGTGAAGTTGAACGAGCTTGATCAGTACGACGACGCAGAGCTGGTGCGCAAGAAAACCGCCGCAATGTTCGCCGGTTTCATTACTCGTCAGTCGCCCGAGGACAACCTCATGGGCGAAGGACTATCCGACCCGAATGGCATCGCCATCGCAGGGCTGGAGCCCGGCACGCTGCAGATTCTGGAACCCGGTGAGGATGTGAAATTCTCCGATCCGGCCGATGTCGGCGGTTCCTACGGTGAGTTTCTGCGCACGCAATTCCGTGCGGTGGCGTCCGCCATCGGCGTCACTTACGAACAACTGACCGGCGACTTGTCCGGGGTGAATTACTCGTCAATCCGCGCCGGTCTGCTGGAATTTCGCCGCCGTATGGAGGCCATCCAGCACGGCGTCTTGGTTCATCAGATGTGCCGTCCGGTGTGGGCCGCTTGGATGAAGCAGGCCGTGCTCGCCGGTGCCATCGAAGCTCCCGGCTTCGCGCGTGGCGGCCCACCCCGTCGCCGCCAGTACCTGCAGGTGAAGTGGATTCCCCAGGGCTGGCAGTGGGTCGACCCTGAGAAGGAGTTCAAGGCAATGCTGCTGGCCATCCGGGCCGGGTTGATGAGCCGTTCGGAAGCCATTTCCGCCTTTGGCTACGACGCAGAGGACGTTGACCGCGAGATCGCCGCCGACAACCAGCGCGCCGACGACCTCGGGTTGATCTTCGACTCCGACCCGCGCCGCACGTCCAAGGACGGCGGAAGCGCCGAGCCGAACAAGAACGCTGCAGACACCTCGCAAACCGGCAGTTCATCGTCTACCTGAAGGATTTTCATGACCCTGTTGCCATACATGGCGGCGCGCCTCTTCGGTGCGCCGCTGATGATCCATCGCCCGAAACTTGAGGTGATTCTTGCCGTTCTCGGGCCACGCATTGGACTGACTCATGCCGCTGTGCCAGCCAATACGATTACGCCCCGCACGGCACCGACTGGTGCGACGGGCATCGCTGTTCTGCCGATTTATGGAACGCTGGTGCGCCGCACGGTCGGGCTTGAGGCCGAGTCAGGAATGGCCAGTTACCAGGAGCTGGCGACGATGCTGGATACAGCGGTCGCCGACCCGAACGTCGCCGCCATCCTGCTCGATATTGACAGTGCCGGAGGCGAATCCGGCGGCGTGTTCGATTTGGCTGACCGGGTAGCGGCAGCGGCGAAACGCAAACCGGTCTGGGCGCTGGCCAACGATATGGCCTTCTCAGCGGCCTATGCCATCGGCTCGGCGGCCAGTCGCTTCATCGTCACGCGCACCGGTGGCGTGGGCTCAATCGGTGTCATTGCCATGCACGCCGACCAATCGGTGAAGGATGCCAAGGATGGCGTTCGCTACACCACGGTATTCGCCGGGGCCCGCAAGAACGATCTCAACCCGCACGAACCGATTTCCGACGAGGCGCACGCCTTCCTCAAAAACGAGGTCGAGCGCGTCTACGGCATGTTCGTCGAGACCGTTTCCCGCAATCGTGGCGTCTCGGCCGATGCCGTGCGCGCTACCGAAGCCAGCATTTATTACGGGGCTGATGCCGTCGCTGCGGGCTTAGCCGACGCGGTCGGCACCTTCGACGACGCCCTTGCGCAGCTTTGCGAATTCGTTTCCCCACTCCCGAAGTTGGCGGCAAGCCACTCCGGTCTTTTTAGCAACCTCCAGATGGAGTCATCAATGAATGATCGAACCGACCCCGCTGCTCCTGATCGGCTTGCTGCTGATCCTGCTGGCAGTTCTTCTCAACCAGCGTCTACCGCCATGACCGTGGCCGACGCGATTGAGGTCGCCCAGACCTGCACGCTGGCCGGGCGCACCGACCTGATCGCGGGCTTTCTCGAAGCGAAAGCATCACCCGCCAAGGTGCGCAGCCAGCTCCTGGCCGCGCAGGCCGACGCCAGTCCCGAAATCACCAGTCGCATCACGCCCGATGCCGTGCGCCCTGCGGCCAGCAATCCGCTGATCGATGCAGCAAAGCAGATCGCGGCGCAATCCACCGCCTACAAGAAGGAGATCTGAAATGTCCGTTCTCGCCGAACCCCTGAACTTGGGCGACCTGCTCAAGTACGAAGCACCCAACCTCTACTCGCGCGACCGTGTCACGGTCGCATCGGGTCAAAACCTGCCGCTGGGCACGGTGCTCGGCATCGTCACCGCCAGTGGCAAATACAAGCAGATCGACCCGTCCGCCGGGGACGGCACGCAGGTCGCCGCAGGCGTGCTGCTGCAAGCCTGCGATGCCACCTTGATCGACCGCGATGACGGCCTCGTCGTCGCGCGCCACGCCGTCGTCGCCCATCACGCGCTCGCGTGGCCCGATGCCATCACCACCGCCGAACAACTCACCGCCATTGCGCAGCTCAAGGCGCTGGGCGTGCTCGTCCGTCAAGGAGCCTGACCATGAACAACCCCTTCAGCAATCCCGCCTTCTCGATGGTCGCGCTGACCGCCGCCATCAACATCCTGCCCAACCGCTACGGCCGTCTGGAAGAACTGAATCTGATGCCTCCCAAGCCGGTGCGCCAGCGTCAGATCGTCGTCGAGGAAATGAACGGCGTGCTCAACCTGCTGCCCACGCTGCCGCCGGGCTCGCCCGGCACGGTCGGCGTGCGCGGCAAGCGCAAGCTGCGTTCCTTCGTCGTGCCGCACATTCCCCACGACGACGTGGTGCTGCCCGAGGAAGTGCAAGGCATCCGCGCCTTCGGTTCGGAAACCGAAACCGAGACGGTCGCGGGCGTCGTCGCGCGCCATCTGGAGACGATGCGCAACAAGCACGCCATCACCCTAGAGCACTTGCGTATGGGGGCGTTGAAAGGCGTGATCCTCGATGCCGATGGCTCGGTGCTCTACGACCTGTTCGATGCCTTCGAGATCGCCCAGCAGACCGTGGCCTTCGAGTTGGGCGCGGCGGGAACCAACGTCAAAGCCAAATGCACCACGGTGCTGGCGACCATCGAGGAGAACCTCAAGGGCGAGTTCATGAACGGCGTCCATTGCCTGTGTTCGGCGGAGTTCTTCGCTGCGCTCACCGGTCACGCCAAGGTCGAAAAGGCGTTCGAGAACTGGCAGAACGGGGCCATCCTCATCAACGATGTGCGTCGCGGTTTCACCTACGGCGGCATCACCTTCGAGGAGTACCGTGGTCAGGCCACCGATGCCAGCGGCACCGCCCGCCGCTTCATCGCTGCCGGTGAGGCCCACGCCTTCCCGCTGGGCACCATCGACACCTTCGGCACCTACTTCGCACCGGCGGACTTCAACGAGACCGTCAACACGGTGGGCCAGCCGCTGTACGCCAAGCAGGAGCCACGCAAGTTCGACCGGGGCACCGATTTGCACACGCAGTCCAACCCGCTGCCGATGTGCCATCGCCCCGGCGTGTTGGTCAAACTGACGGTGGCGTGATGGGCATCGTGGAACAGATCTACGCCTCAGCGGGTAACGCCGGGCTGCTCAGGGAGTGCCGCTGGCAACCGTCGGATGGCAGCCCCGCCCAGCAGCATCCAGTGGGCTTCGCCGCGCCGGACGACACCGTGTTCGATGGGCTGGCCTCGACCACCGACCACCAGATGTCCTACCCGGCCTCGGTGTTCGTGGGTCTAGGTCCACGCGAGGCGGTCGAGATCGATGGCGTGATCTATCAGGTGCGTAGCACCCGGGCCGTAGGCGACGGCTCGGAGATGCGCGCACAGCTCACCCGGGTGTAGCTTCATGTCTGGCAACTCGATCCGCGAACAGATTCTGCTGGCGGTGATGGCGGCTGCCCGTCCGGCGGTCGAAGGTCTCGGGGCCACTTTGCACCGGTCGCCAACGGTGGCCATCAGCCGCGATCTTTGCCCAGCGCTGGCGGTGTTTCCCGAGTCGGAGTCCATCACCGAGCGCGCCAACGACCGCGTCACACGCGACCTGATCGTCCGCGTCGTCGCGCTCGCGCGGGCGGTACCACCCGCGTCCCCCGAAACCGAGGCCGACCGTCTTCTCACCGCTGCACACGCTGCCTTGTTTGCGGACGGCACTTTCGGTGGTTTGGCACTGGGCATCCGTGAGCAGGAAAGCGAGTGGGAGGTCGAGGACGCCGATGCCGTGGCCGTGGCCCTACCGGCGCGGTACCGCATCACGTACCGGACGCTGGCCAATGACCTTTCAACCCTTGGATGACCCCTATGACCCAACTTGTTTTGATACGCCCGCACACCCACGCGGGTAAGACGCTTGGCGTCGGTGACCGGATCGAGATCGACGCCACATCAGCCGACTGGCTGATGGCGCACGGCATCGCCACGCCGGAGCCGACCGTCCCAGCCCCTGAACCCAAACACCTCCAACGCAAGGAACCCAAGCAATGAGCACCTATGCCAGTTTTCAGGGCCGCGTATTCCTCGGCAAGCGCGACACCGACGGCCTGCCCATCGATGTGCGCTCGCCCGGCAACGTCGCCGAGCTGAAGCTCTCCCTCAAGACCGATGTGCTGGAGCACTACGAAAGCCAAACCGGCCAGCGCTCGCTGGATCACCGGATGGTCAAGCAGAAGTCCGCCACAGTGAACCTCACCATTGAGGAATTCACCAAGGAGAACCTTGCGTTGGCCCTCTACGGCAATCACGTCGTCGGCACGCCGGGTACGGTCACCGCCGAGCCGGTGGGCGGTGCAACGCCGATTGCGGGCGACCGCTACTTCCTGGCCCACCCGAAGGTGTCGTCCCTGGCCGTGGTGGATTCGGCAGGCACGCCCGCGACCCTGGTCTTGGGCACGAACTACACCGCTGATCCCGACTTCGGTGCCATCCAGTTTCTGGATACCACCGGCCTCACCGCGCCATTCAAGGCCAGTTACGCCTACGGCGTGGCCACCGAGATCGGCATCTTCACCCAGGCTCTGCCGGAGCGCTTCCTGCGGCTCGAAGGCATCAACACCGCCCAGGGCAATGCCAAGGTGCTGGTCGAGCTTTACCGCGTGGCTTTCGATCCGCTGAAGGAAATCTCCTTCATCTCGGACGAGTACAACAAGTTCGAGCTGGAAGGGTCTCTGCTGACCGACACCACCAAGCCCTTCGACGCGGTGCTAGGCCAGTTTGGCCGCATCGTACAGCTCTGATGGGGGCCGCCATGAGTGATCTGGATACCCTGATTCCGCAGTCGGTCGAGCTGGTCATCGATGGTGAGCCGCTGGCCATCAAGCCGTTGAAGGTCGGGCAGATGCCGGCCTTCCTGCGCGCGA